ATTTGAAAATGTTAGTACATCTGTTGGTTATATTATTGGACTAGAGTTATATGACGTTGTACCAATTTTCGAGCCACGTGTTGCAATTACAAATATTGATGTAATTGCAGACCCTGAAAATAATCAGTATGTTATAGATATTACATATGTTGTACCAACGTTGCAAGTGGGTGTTGATACAAAAGCACAGCAGGTTAAAGTAACATTAAATCAAAACGGATTCACATTAGTATGACAAAAGACCCTAATTTCGTAGAATATAAATTACCAACAAATGCATATGCATCGTTTGATGCTATGTCAATGAAGCAACAAATCATCGATAGATTAACAACTAATGGTGTTTTTACTGACCAGGTATTTGAAGGTAGTAATTTAAATGCAATTATTGATATAGTTGCATATATGTATCACGTTTTACTTTTTCAACTCAATCAAAACGCATCAGAAGGTATTTTTACCCAAGCTACAATTTATGAAAACATGAATAAGCTTGTCACGTTACTAAATTATAAGCCAAATGGACAACACACATCATTATTAGATTTTACTGTTACCGCTAATATTGGAATACCTGTTGGTGTGTATTTGATAAGACGTTTTAGTTATATACCAGTTGATGGTTATAATTATACCACTATCAATGATATTACTTTTGAAAAAACAGTTAGTAGTGCTGAAGAAGTAGCAACAAATAATGTTTCCTTATATCAAGGTACACTTACAGAGTACCCAACATATGTTGCAACAGGTGAAAATTTCGAAACTGTTTTCATTGCATATAATAATTTAGTAGATGTTACAACACAAAAATTTGTAAGTGATAATACGTTTTCAGTATTTGTTAGAGAAATAAACGATAATAAATGGTATGAATATACTGAAACACCTTCTTTATATTTGAATATAGGTACTGATCGTGTTTTTGAAAAACGCTTTAATGAAAATGGTAGATATGAAGTTAAATTTGGTGACGGGGTTAATGGTAAAAGATTAACAGCAGGTGATTCTGTTGGTATTTATTTCATATTATCTGACGGGGAACCTGGATTAGTTTCACCTAACGCGTTACAGGGTAACCAAATGTTGTTATTCAATTCAACTCGCTTTAATCAAATTATTGGTGACATTTATGGTGATGTAACATTTGTAACTCAAACTGATTTACCTAATTTAGCATTTGATAATGAATTTGGTAGTACACCTGTTTCGGATTCAGAAACTGTAGATGAAATTCGTGTTAACGCTCCTAAATTATTTAGTGCTCAAAGCCGTGCTGTGACATTAACAGACTATAAGTCAATCTTAGATAAAAACTTTAATTATATTCTTGCTTCTACTCAAGCAATGAATAATAACCAATATGTTAATACATATGTAAAATATTTTTATGATATTGGTTTAGGTCAACCTAATGATGATACCGACGTTTTAATTAACCAAGTTAATTTTATGACTAGTACGAATTTTAACAATGTGTATCTTTTCATGGTACCTAAATTCGGAACGATCAGAAATGAAACAACACCAGTTACTTTAAGTGTATCACAAAAGCAGTTGGTTGTAACTGAATTAAATAAAGTGAAAAGTGCAACACATGAGGTGGTGCCTATGGACGCTATATATAAAGCATTTTCATTTGGATTAAATTTACCTGGAGAACAGTTATCCACTACAATAAAAGATGAAACATTTTTAGTCATTAGACGATCTGAATTAAGTAAGCAGTCTCGTCTAAAAATTAAAAACGATGTTATATCAGTTATAACAAGTTATTTTGATACAGCAAATTGTGAACTTGGGCAGATTGTTGACTTAACTTCTCTATCTAATTCAATCTTAGCTATTGAAGGTGTGAGTAAGTTCTTTACAAGACGTGTAACTGCAACACAAACATTGCAATTACCTGTAATTAGCATGCTATATTGGAATCCTAACTATTCTACTGCAGATATTAATATTGCTGCACAAAATATACCATTACAGGTATTTGAGTTTCCGTTTTTCTATCAGCAATCACTCTTAAGTAATAAAATCATAGTTGAAGATGAATAATATTTTTGCGCCATTCTCTATTACAAATTTTCAGGGGTATAGCACAGAATCTACCACTACATCTTCGTTTTCTCTAACAGGGTATACATTACCTATAACACCATTTACATGTAAACCTTCAACTAATGTTCAAATTGTAGGTGATCCTAATTTCTTTATCACCGAACCTGTAGTTTTTAGCTTTTTGACATCTGAAAATAATAGCGGTAATCTTAACTTTGTTACTGAAGAAAATGTAATACCTACAAATTTGTCTAATAAAAGAATTGTTTGGTATTTCGGAGATGGTACATATTCTAATCAACTCACAGGTAAGCATGTTTACACAAAACCTGGTATATACAATATTACAAATGTATATTTTGATGCATCTGGTTATTCATATCAAAATACATACTCACTTCAGCTTACCGTTTATAACTTTATACCCGATGCTTTGGTACCTTCTATTTCAAGTGAATATGTATCATCAAATCAATATGTTTTAACTGCAGGTAAAATTACCAACCCGTTTCGTATTGTTCGAACAACTTCATGGCAAAATAATTACCTACTTTCTGCTTCTTCTAGTTATAGACTTTATTCATTAAGTGGTACTGAAAATTATTTCGACCAAAAACTTACAACCAACAAATATGGTCATTTATACCCATATTCATCATTTTACGATGTACAAAGCGGTGAGTTGATCGAAATTCAAGACTTCACAACATCTAACACATTATTGTATTGTAAACTAAGCGGTGAAACACTTGTACAAACAACCGAAGAGGATATTAATAGTGTATTTTGTGGTGCTTCTGGTGATAAGCTATTATATTTTAAAGACGACTTACCACGATCGAATATTAATTTGTATGTTATACCATATGATATCAACGTAGAAGTAAACCAAGTACCAATTGGTATTAATGCTACAGTTCTACCAAATACAGCTTTGAGTGCTTTAGCTATATCATCAAACGGTATAACTGGTGAAGGTTTTCGCAATAATACATTTGATATTGATAGTATTAAATTTGTAGGTGAAAAAATTAACTTTGTTGTTACAATAAAAGACAATGAATGGTTTACCGTAGCTCTATCTGGTAATACTTCCTTTGCAAATTTATCTGTCTACCCTATAAACAGTCAAGGGGTACCCGTACATAACATTGGAACAATTACAAGTAATTTTTCATACTTATCATCTGTTTCGGGGGGATTTTTCCGCGGGTTGTTTACACCATCTATAACTGCAACTGATATTCGTTTAAAGGTTGATGGTCTTTCCCTTAGCGGGTCACCGTCAATATTTAGCGGACTTAGTGGACTTAGTGGTGTATCATCAACATTTACCATATACCCTTCATCCGGTCAATATAATATTGCAAAAATTAACGAAGATTTTGATTTTACCAATCAAATGAAACAATTGAGATATCAAGAGTTTTTACAAGATTATAACGTGTTGTTTGATGACTTTTTTGGTACAATCTTTGGTAATTTATCTTCAGAGCCAACTTCAATGGGTAAATTACCATATGAGAAGATAACCAACTTTGTTTCAAATAAACATAATGTTGATAAATGTGATGTTGATTCGTTATTCTCAATGTCATATGAAATCGCTAGTGATTTCAAAAAATTCGAGAAAAACAACTTCAATTACCCAGCTAAACTTAAACGTTATGCTGATATATTTTCAATCAATCATTCACGTCTTTGGGGTGCTAAAAATCAATGGAATCTAAATTTTGACAATAAATTTGGTGCTGATTCGACAAAATATGGCATCAATTTTGGTACCAAATTAGATTTTTATACCACTGTGCTTACTGCAACAGATGGTTATATTATTGCGTATGAAAAGTTTAGTGATACATTTAAGTTATGCAATACTTACATTACAACTAGTTCGGCACTATCTACCTATGCTTTAAGTTCATACAATGACACATGGGGTTGGAATTTAGTATTAGGTACAGGTATTAGTGGTAGCGAGATACTCAAATATTATGACTTCTATCAATATATTGATGTTAGAGATAATACTATTTTAGATAGTGTAATCAATTTTAACGACCCACTTAATACGGTAAATTATACAACTTCGTCATATAGCGAATGGGTAAATGATGGTGGTATCATTGATAATGTATTATCAAATATTTTATACACTAGTATCAATTTACTTAGTACTTAAATATAATTGATGGAGACTTCAGTTATATTTTCTTTTAGTGAGATAGATTATTCTATTACTAACCCAAAAGCTACTATTACGTATGATAATAGTGCTCCATTCACTTTTATAGAATTTTTAAAATATACAGGGGATACATATACTCCAAATGTGTATGATAAATTTTATCAAGAGTATTTAAAAAGTTGGTACACAACACAAAATAAAACAGATATAACAGAAGCAGATTTCATTGCAACTCAATATGTTGATCTACTTAAACAGTTAACACTCACCTATTCAACAAAAGATGAACAGCGTTTCCTATCAAATATTGATTTTGATGACCCAGAAGACCTTGAAATTGTAATTCCATTTTATACAAGAAAGTTAAAGGAAATTATTATCTTTTACAAGGATAGAAGAGATAAACTTAAATTTGTTATCGATAAAAATAAACGTAAGACAACCAATTTAAGTATTGAACTTGCAATAAAAGAAAATATTATTGATTTCTTATTCGATAACAATACATTTCACACATTAAATTATTCACATTCAGCTCTTGCAAATGATATTGAAATTGAAGTTGAAGAATTAGTTGACACATTTGGTGCATATTTAAATGCTGCTCCAACCCCTTCTTCATATGGTGGTGATTTAAGAGAGCAATATTATTCTGCAAACCGTAATGATATAAACGGTGATGATATCCTTTCTATTAATGATTATCTTTCTAACACGTTATTCAGAAATACGTTCTTAAAAGAACTTGGAGTTGCATTTACAGTAAACGTTAATTTAACATATGACCCGGTATGTAGTCCTAACAACCCTATTGGTAAGTTTATTGATGAAAAGACCAAGAACGGGATTACCCCCGCAGATAAACAATCACTCAAAACTCAGTTATTAGAAAAATATATTGGTGTTGATTACTATTATATTCAACGCACAACTGATAATCAAATCTTATCAGGTAAGCTGTTAACAGCTAGAAACCCTTCAGGTAACCTTATAAACGTTAAAAACGCTTCTGTTGCTGCAGTACCATCAGATCAGTTAACATCATTGAAGAAAATCGGTTTATTCTTTAACGAAGATCATCAAGGTGTTTTAAGATTTGATAGTTCAAAAAGTGATTATACAATAGATACTAATCAAATTCAATCTGGTCAAACTATTGTATACCCAGATCCATTAGTTTACGGGGATGTATTTTACTATCAAAATATACCACTAACTTTTTATGTTGACAACACGGTTAACGCAAAAAACATTTCAACATCATATACGACTGGTGATCCGTTAGTTACATATCGCGATCAACCGTTCTACGCTTATTATTCAAAACAACAGACATATAGTGAGTCACCTGATAGTGCACAAGATGACTTTAAACGACTATACAATCAAGGTTACGCTCAAGGTTGGAAAGAAGACATTTACGGTAATGAATATGGAATGTTTAAAGATCCATTCGGTCAATATTTTTATGGTATTCAAGAGCAAAGTGAAAACTACGTTAAATTATTACCATTAAATGGGTTTACATTTAATTTCAATATTAGCTCTGATTTAACAGGTTATCCACCCACTTTAACCAATTCAAAACTCACATTAAGTGGTGGTACATTTGTGGGTCAAGATAGTATACCTAACTATTATTTTAATTTTAGACTTTTCCAACCATATCAAGATATCCCATCAAGATATGACTTGTACCCGCTTTCTGGTGTTTCAACTATTTTATTAAATCAAGTACCTCTTGCTCAGGCTACCACTGTTATTAGTTCAATTACAGGTACAAATACATATTTGGATATCAAAAACAAAACCTTACTCGAAGGTGGTGTTTATGTAAAAAATATTGTTACAAATGAAATCCAACCTCTTTCAACTGCATTACAACCCACCTTTAATAAGTATCCAGCTGCAGTTCGTAATGATATCTACAATGGCATAACAACATTTGATGTTATCTACAATACAATCGTACTTGATTCACCAAATTATGTTGTTGTGGAAAAAGTTGAGTTTGATTCAACTGGTTTTATTACACCAAAAACAGCTAATAGTTATGTTACTATTAATGGTGATCCGCTTGCTAAAAATAGTAATAAATTCTTTAGTCCAAAGACAAATGATATATTTTTCTATGTAACTAGAATTTATAATCAATTTTCTAACGATAGCAGCAAGATTATTTACCCAGAGATTTACAAATATAATATCAATGATAGTGTGTTGATTAAAGTGTTTCCACAAACTAACACCTATATTACAAATGTAAGTTCAAATTTCAGTTTATTCAATGTAATTAGTAGTTTAAACATTGTAGAGATAGATACCCCTAGATTGACGTATAATAGTAGTAACAACTTGTTCGTTGCTAATTATATTGGTAAAGATTCTAATAAATCACCTTACTTATATGATATTCAATTCAAACTAGTAGCTGATCAGGTACAAATAGAATCTTGCAAGGTGTTTGATATTAACACTTCAAAAGCTACTAGCAATTTTTATTGTGCATCATCTTCAGGGGTATTATCAACTATATCAGCACCTGCTTCAAGTGTATATAGTTATTATAATTTAAACTTTTCCTTCTTTAGTTCTGTTTCAAACTTTAGCGTGTTAAATAACATGGAGGGATATTTTCAATTCTAATGCAAACAACTACATATTCTGTTTCAACGAATCCATGGGTAACGCAAGGTGATGCTGTTATATTCAGCGATATCATTTATATCAAAGGTCAATCTACGTTTGAACTTAGCTTATCAGGTATAAATGAAACAGTTAACAAAGTTAAATCAATTACAATTGATTGGGGTGATGGCGCACCAGTTGAAACTCATACAATCGGGTTAGTTAAAAATTACTATAACGAAAGTGTAATTAATGAATTTTTAACAGGGGTTGAAAATACCATCTGTACAAGTTATTACCACACATATTATCCAATTCAATCAAGTTATTTGGTTGAAAGAACATGTAAAGCTATAGTAACGTTTCTTGCTAATGAACAAACATTACTTTCACAAAGTACATTAGAAATATATGTTCCTTTAAGAATTTCACAAACGTCGTATTATGATTCTGTTGAAGAATTGTTTTTAGTTAACAGCCAACTCTTACCTCTTTCAACTTCTAATACATTATTAAATTTACAGACATTGAATAGCAGGTTTACAATACCAGTTATTACAGATACAACTTTATCTGCATCTGCTGTTTCAACATTAACATCGTTCAGCACTAGTAATTTCTCAACATCAACAACACCACTTTCAGATCTTTACACATTATATGATGTTACAATAGTAACAAACTTTGATGGGGACTATAACATAACACCTGCAGCAACAATAAGACCAAACGTACCTCGTTCACTCTATCCAACTATTGGTATAGTTGACCCGTTAGTTGTATCGTTGACGGATGAATATCAAGTAGGTATATATGAAACTGGATCAACCGGGTGGGATACATACAAATTTTATGATGATGGTTCAGTTCATACAATTCGTTTAACAACATTGAGTGGTACATTTAATAGTGCTCAAATTATTTCCAACACATGTGGTGTAGGCATTGTTTCACTAACATCACCTGTAAGCTCGACGTATGATATACAAATTACCACACCTCAAAGCAATGGTACGCTCTTCATACGATATAGTAAAACATAAATAAATATATAAAATGCCAAACATTAAGTTTTCAGAATTACCACTTGCTACAACCGTCGACGGTAATGATATTTTTACTCTGGTAGAACAACCTCAGCTCGTTAATAAAATTGTCACATATCAGACTCTAGTAAGTCAAATCACTGCTTTAACACCAGTACAACAAACATCATTTGTTCGGTTATCTGGTGATACAATGACTGGTTATTTAACTCTTAATGCAAACCCAGTTAACAATTTACATGCAGCAACAAAACAATATGTAGATACAGTAGCAGGAGATTTACCAATTGGTACGGTAATGTATTTTGCTGCAAGTTCTGCGCCTGTTGGTTGGTTTGAATGTGATGGTAGAATTTTGAATACAGCTTCATTCCCTGATTTATTTGCTGCTATTCGTTATACATATGGTGGTGCTGGTGTATCATTTAACTTACCCGACTTACGTGGTGAATTTTTAAGAGGTTGGGATCGTAGTAGTGTACAAGGAGCGCGAGGTGTAGATTCTGGTCGTGTGTTTGGTAGTTCACAAACCGACGCAATGAGACCACTTACCGGTGAAGCACCAATGTATGCTATTAATGGTTTTGGTACCGGTACTGGTGTATTTTCACAACCACCACAAAATGCAAATGGTAATGGTACAGCTCCTGGAACTTTTGCAAATTACGGGTTGAGATTTAATTCTCAAGCAGCACTATCAAGTAATACAGCTAATGAAATTAGACCACGCAACGTTGCGATGCTTCCATGTATAAAATATTCTTCAGCTGGTCAAGTTTCACAAGTTGGATTGAGTGCACAACAACTTATTAACTATATTACAAGTTTAAGTTCTCAAATACCTAATTCAAAGTCTGTAGCTAAAGCTTGGGTAACATTCGCAGGTCAAACAGCAACACCAGGTATTTCTGCTTTTTATAACGTAACAAGTGGTACAAAAAACAGCACAGGTAATTATACATTCACATTTACTAGCGCTTTATCTGATGCAAGATATGGTGTTTTTATAAGTGATAATTATGCTGGTGCCGGCTCTGTTAACAGATATGTGATAAGTCAATCTACTAGCAATTTTACGGTGCAGTTTAAAGATTCAGGTGTCGGAGGCAACGTATATGACCCACCTTTTGCATACATAGCTATTTTCGGCAATTAATATATTATGATAATTTTACACCCACAACAAGATAATAAATTAGCGGTAACCGTTCCATGTGTTAGTTTGGAATTAGCAATCGCTGCGTTACCAACTAACACATATAAGGTTGTTGAAACACTTGATATTAACAATGATTTTTTTGATGCATATGAGTTTGATCAAGATAAAGGTGCTGTGTTAAATATCAAAAAGGCTAAAGAAATTAAACTTAATAAATTTAGACAAGCTCGTAAACCATTGCTTGAACAGTTAGACATTGAATATATGAGAGCTATCGAAACATCTAATACTGCTAAAAAGAAGTCTATTGCAGCAACAAAACAAGAATTGAGAGATGTAACAGCTATTGAAATCCCAACTAATATCGATGAATTAGCTGAGTTTTGGCCTGACATTTTAAAATAAATATTCATATGAATATTTGGTTTTATGGTCTTCCCGCGGCAGGTAAAACAACTTTATCAAACGAGTTGTATAAAATATTACCCCATACTAAACAACTCGATGAGGGTGTTGTTCGTAAGCTCTTTAACGATAATTTAGGGTATTCTAAAGCAGATAGATTTACCCAAATTAAACGAGTTGTTGCTCTTTGTAATCAATTAAACGATGTTGGGGTTGATTGTATTATGTCTGTTACAACACCTTATAAGGAGTTTAGAGCATACGTTAAAACCCATCTTGAGAACGTAAAGCTTGTATATGTAGATTGTTCTCCAGAAACTTGCGAACGACGTGATCCGAAAGGAATGTATAAAAAAGCTAGAAATGGTGAGCTTAAAGAATTTACAGGTGTATCTAGCACATTCGAATACCCATCAGCAGGTGAATATGATTTATTTGTAAATACAGAAAATAATACAATTAGTGAATGTATAGATCTAATTGTCAAAAAACTTTGAAATGATCTCCCAGCCTCAAAAGGGTATCTGATCTTGAAATGGTAATATTGTTAATATGTTTTTAGTAACACACGCAAACCCAGTATCAAGAGTTGGTAAATCACCAAAAAATACATAGTTCATATTATCTGTCATCAGATAAATTTAAACAATTTTGTTGATTTATCAATGCAATTAATTATCTAAAATTATGGTGTTGCTGGAATAGCTGTACCATAACGAGTATTGAAATATGTCCATACTGTATTGCGAGCTCCACTGCTTAACACACTGTTATAGAACAATAATTCACTAATTTCGTAGTTTGCATATAACCCATCACCCCGGCGGAACAATCGCATTGGTGCTGCAGACTTTGAGTAATTAGCTGATGTACTGCCATTTGTGTTATCACTGGCTCGTAATGTACCAGTTGTTGCATTACCAGTTATACAATAAGCAAAGTTATTACCCACGGACATTGTAGCTTGAAATATACCTCCGGTGTTTGCATTAATAGTACACACTGAACTACCATTATATTGTAACAATATATAATTACCATCTGGACCAAAATCATCAACGCCTATAATGTTTACAGTACCGGTATCACTGACTAACTTACCAACCACAAAAAGGGACCATGCAGTACAACTTACTAAAGAACTTAATAACATACCATCGTTAACCCCATCTGCTTGTACCGCTGGGCGACCATTAATGCGATTGGTTTTAAATGTTGGGCGCTCTGTACCACTACTAGTAAAATGATTACCATTACCACTCCAATCTGTAAACTGGCTAACAGGGTCATTGTTAGCATAGCTTTCTTGATTAGCATCTAACCAAATTAATGGACCACTAACCGGGGGTAAATTGGGACCAGTTGCTGCAAAAATACCATGTAAAGAAGGAATCATGTTGTTAAATCACCTGCTAAAAGCCAAATATTTGTACCAGTGTTTATCAACGACGCTGTTGCATACTGACCATTTAATTTTAATCTACCACCTCTAGAGTTTAAAGTTACCCCTGCAGTAGCAGATACTGTCACTTGGCCTGTTCCTATCTGTGATATAGGAATTTGAGTTCCGCTTAAAAATGCTATATTTGAATACAATGGAACAATTAATGTCATAGCATTACTGCTAGAAAGTGATACCAATGAACTTGAATCACTCAACGATAAAGTGTAATTTGTATTTGTTTGACCATTGATTGGTAATAATTTTTGTGCAAAGTTAGCACTTTGTGCGGTTACTGTTGTGTAAACACTATTCCAATTGTTACTATTACCACCAGGTGTAATAACTGTCACACCACGGACATTTCCTTCTGATGTTATATTATTTACATATGTAAAGTTAGCTGTATTTGCGGTTATATTAGAACCTAAAATAAACGTATTTGAAGCTTGTGATGTATTACCTACACCTCCAACAACAATTGAGTTGTTACCAGTTGCTGTATTGTTCACACCACTGAAAACAGCAGCACCACCACCAAATGCAAAGTTACCACTACCAGAGCCAATATAGGTATAATCACCAAATGCAAAGTTAGATAAACCACCTACAATTGTACCATATGCACCACCTACATTATTTCTATCACCACCACCAATGAAACCGTATGATGCGTTTGTGGTATTATTTACACCACCAACAATTACAGTATAAGAAGCATTTGCGTTGTTATTGTTACCACCACCTACAAATCCCAAAATACCTGGAGCGTTGTTAGTTAACCCTCCTCCAACTACACCCAAATAACTTGCAAGATTATTTAACCCACCTGCAACCGTACCATATTGTGCAGCAGTATTATTTACACCACCACCAATAGTACCAAAATCACTATTTACAGTGTTATCTTTACCACCGCCGATAAAACCATATGCACTTAATACACGATTGTTTGTACCACCTACTACAGCACCACCTGTGCAGCTTAATGAAACTAAATTTGCAGAACCACCAGCGATAGTTGTAAAATCACCACGAACAGAGTTATAACCACCTCCGAGTATGTTTGAATATTTACCCAATACAGATTGAGAAGCATTGCTACCTAAATATTGTAAATCAATAGATCCAACACCAGGTGGCAGTTTTTGATCGTTGGTAGGGTAGCTATAACTGCGAACAAAAAACGATGATAACGTTGGTGAAAAAATTACACCACCAAACGCTGAAATAGGGCACTGATAAGTTGTCAGTCCTTGAACGATTGCTGTAATTTCTTTATTAGTTAAATTAGGAAGATTATCAGCACCGAAACCGATTGGACTTGATGATAATTTAGGAAGATTTGAAATTTTAACACCCATTTGAAATATTTAATTGATCTTTCTGTTTTTACATTTATAATTAGTGTAATGCATATTAAATTCGACGAAAAAACTCATCGATATCATAATAATAACACCGGTGAACAGTATACTTCAGCAACACAATTGCTATCTCAATTTAAAAAACCGTTTGATAAAGATTTTCACGCTACACGAGTTGCTAAACGTGAAGGTATTTCTAAAGAGTTAGTACTTGAAATGTGGGAGCACGAGAAAGAAAAAAGCTGTATTAAAGGTAAAAACTTTCATGCCCTTTTAGAAAACTATGTTAAATTTAGTGAAACTGTAGAAGGTTATAGTTGGTTATATAAAACATTTGAAAAACAACGTGAAACTCTTGTTGGTTCGTGCAAAAAGATTTATACTGAAAAACTACTATGGAATGATGAATTTAAGTTAGCAGGTACTTGCGACTTGCTTTATGAGCATGAAGATAATTTTACAATTATTGATTACAAAACAAACAAAAATATCTCTTCATTCTCTAAATATGGTGAGTATTTACTTTCGCCTATTGATTTTTTAACTAATTGTGAATATAATGTATATGCATTACAATTATCGTTATATGCATACATGTTCGAATTAATTTCCAATAAAAAGGTAAGGAACTTACATATACTATATTTACAAGAAGATAGATTTACACCATATACAGTACCGTATATGAAGATGGAAATCGATTTACTTTTAAAAACACACAAAGCAAATACGAATAAATAATAATACAAATAGATAATGAGCACAAATCAACTTGATAAGTTGCATGAGTTTGACTTCTGGTCAATGATTAATAACATTAAATGGGGTGATTGTACCACAAAATGTATTGCTGCGAAGCGATATATCATGCATAACTTTCCACCATACAAAACAAATGTGTTTCGTAGAATCGCTGATAATTATACTTGTCAGCTGGTTGAAAAATATATGAACGATTTAAGCACCACATTCTCGTATACAGAAGTTTATAACGGTGCATATGAAGTTATTAGTCAAGGCAAAACTTCATATGATAGCTATTTCAATAAACCGTCATTGCTTACACCAATTATTGAATATATTATTAGTAAGGATGAAGATGAAAAATTTGTGTATGCAATGCCATTAGAAGACGATTTCTTCAACCAGGATATTATCTGATGATTACAATCAATTTAAAACCAACAAGGTTAGCTAAAACTGAATTTAACTTTGTTGATTTTGATGTGCTATCTCATTGTGTAACTGGATTGATTAATAATATCAACTTTGATAATATTGACCGCAAATATGAAATCAAAGTTGATGTATCAAAGTTTCCAGTAGAAAACCCACATAGTCATTATCTATGGAAGAAAAACAAAATTTGTATTGCACCACATAAACGATACAAAAAAGCGTATATATTGAGACGTTTTATTAATTGTTTCATACATGAATTAAAGCACTGGTCGCAAGATAAACTACTCAAAGTAAGTTTTTTCAAAAACTATAGTGATCAAGGGAGAGATTATTATTCATGTCCTCTAGAAAAAGATACAAGACAGTATACTGCCCTTTTGTTGAATGCGACGCTAAAAAACTATAACGCGTTGTTAGAGATTAAACAACAAAGCTTAGAATATAAGAAATTGAATATTCAATTCAATTATTAAATAAACCTATTACCAAACTGTAATAGCTCCTCCACCCCCGGTAGGTAGGGTAACATTGGTACCAGCGGTCATGTTAGCAACATTGAAAACTGTTGTAGCGGTAATTGTTCCTGTACCACCACCAATGTTGCCAACAAGTTGAACTGTTCCGTTGTTGGTGGTAACTGTTCCTGAATTGCTTGATACAGTTCCACCACTGGCATTTGTGGTTACTGTTCCACTGTTTGCGGAAACAGTTCCACCACTGGCATTAGTAGTTATTGTGCTGGTATTACTTGATACCAAGCCGCTATTGGTAGTTAGTGGACCACCATTAGTAGTGACTGATGCACCAAAAGAATTTGTATTTATAGATCCACCATTGGTGGATACCACACCGTTATTGGTTGTAATAGATGCCCCAAAAGAATTTGTTGTAACGGTGCCATTATTAATAGTAACTATATTAGTATTGTCATCAATGATTCCTCCGTTAAAATTAATGGTAACTGTGCCATTATTTGTATTTGTAGTTCCTTCATTATTTGAAATTGTTCCACCAGATACATTTGTGACAACAATTCCACCAACAGAATTAGTTGTTACTAAAGCATAATTGTTAGTAACAGTTCCACTGTTGCCAGTAACAGTTCCACTATTATCAGTAATAGTGCAACTCAAAGCATTTGCCACAACGGTTCCACCACTAGCAATGTTTGTAACTACACCATTATTGGTTGTCACAGTTCCATAAACTATAACTGTATTGTATCCGCTTGAAGGAACCTCATCAACTGTGTTACCAGCATTGATTTCGCAATCATCGCTTGCTGTTGGAATAGCAGTATTAGGAATAGTGCCAGCTTGATCTTGAAACCAATTGGCAAAATCATTCCAAAGTCCAGAACCTTGATTTATGTAATATAATGTCATGGTGCAAATTCTTGATTACGAACGAGCCACCACTTCGTTCCATTGTAATTCATTTCAAACAGGCGAGTGAATCCTGATGATACAATTCCACTAAAAGTTGTCCCTCTTGGTGTAAGTATGTTGGCTCCCAATGTGATTGTTCTATCTGCACCAGAAGCAGTAAAACGACCCTTCCATAAGCTACCATCAGTTGCATTTGTAGGAGCATTGAGTGTGAGATCACCTGTCATGGTAACTTTTCTGCTGATACCATCACTTAAACTAGGTGTTATTGATGCTGCATATGTGAGTGTTGTTGGAGCAGCTGTATCAGTCCATGCAGCAGAATATGTTTGAACTGTTGAATAAACTGATGTATTATTAGCACTTTGGGTTCTAAAATTTGTATATGTGTTCTGCCAGTTACTAGAAAGAGCTCTTACCCCGCTATCAATAGTACTATCAACAGCCCATGATGCTGAATTAGCTTGAACTGTTGTATATGTGTTCTGCCAGT